AGACTAACAAGCTAGAGATACAAAACCTAGAAGATAGTATTGATGGTTGGAAAAAAGAAGTGGCCCTAGCAGCTTCACAAGGGGTTAGTGGTTTGGTTATTTTAAGAGATAGGACTCAAAAAATAAAAGATGCTGAAAAGAAGATTCAGCAATTAAGACAAGGATAAAATACCCAGTATAAAATATTTATAAGATATGGCACAAATAGATGCACTTAGAAAATTAATAAGAGAAGAGCTCAGGGCAGTTCTAAATGAGGAGCTTCCTAAAATACTAAAGGAGGTTAAAACTCCTGTTGTGGTGGATCAAAAGAAAAACCTACAAGAACAGATTAAATCGAAGATACCTGGTACATTGAATACCGCGTCTCCTAAACCAATTAAGTTTACAGGAAACAATCCAATGGCAGCTTTCTTAAATGATACTGCTAAAAGTATGATAAGTGAAGACTTCTCTATGACTTCAGCAGATGTACATCCAGCTATGGCTTTTCAACCTAATCAAGTATCTGTAGGATCTGTTGGAGGAATGCTAGGTACAGCAAGGCCTAGTTCAAATATAGATGCAGTTCAAATTAATGAGGTTCCAGACTTTAGTGCTTTAATGGGCAAACTTAAAGAAAGGGGTGAAATCTAATGGCATACGGATTAAAGAAAATATCAGTAGTAGATTTAAAGCCATCAATTGGGGTAGGAATTAAAATCCCTTTTGATGCTGAGAATGTATTTTCTACCGTATATACTACAAAGGATCAGACCAAGTATAACTTGATCAACTTCTTATTAACAGACCCAAGAGAAAGGCCATTCAATCCTACTTTTGGAGCCGGCCTTAGAGCAAGACTATTTGAGCCAATAGATCAGGTTACATTTGATGATATCAAAGAATCGATCAGAACTCAAATAGAAGCTAACTTCCCCAACGTACAGATTGTTACTTTAGATATTATAGGAAACCCTGATTATAATTCTATAAACATACAATTCAGTTATCGTTTATTAAGATCAAATGAGAACGACTCAGTAACAATGACTATACAAAACTTCTAAAGATGCCGAATCAAGTAGACATAAAATACCTTAATAAAGACTTTACTTCATTCAAGTCGGACTTGATAGAGTATGCAAAGTCATACTATCCTACAGTCTATAATGACTTTAATCAGGCTTCACCTGGTAGTATGTTTATTGAAATGGCTTCTTATGTAGGAGACGTTTTGTCATTCTATTTAGATAATCAAATTCAAGAGACTTTCTTAGAATACTCTAAACAAAAAGGCAATTTGTATACTATGGCTTATATGTTAGGCTATAGACCAAAGGTTACATCTGCTGCAACAGTTGTATTAGATGTATATCAACAAGTTCCTTCATTAACTGTTAGCGGAAGCACCAGCCCAGATTTTTCATACGCCATGATTATTGATCAAGGCATGCAAGTCAAGTCTAATGTAGATAGTTCAGTACTATTCTATGTACCACAAAAGGTTGACTTTACGACTTCTTCTTCATATGATCCAACAACCATAGAAGTATATACTATTAATGGATCAAATGTTCCTACATCTTACTTGTTGAAAAAAAGTGTTCAAGCACTATCAGGACAACTTAAAACCCAAACATTCTCCTTTGGTGCCGCCCAGAGATTTACTACAGTTAACTTACAAGATAACTCTATCATAACAATTCTTGAAGCTAAAGATTCCAATGGTAATACATGGTATGAAGTACCTTATCTTGCTCAAGATTATATATTAAAGCCAGTACAAAATACAGCGGCTAACTATCCTAGCTTATATCAGTATCAGAATCAAGTACCATACATGATTCAAAAACTAACTGTACCTAGAAGGTTTGTTTCAAGGTTTAAAGTTGATGGATCTTTAGATATAGAATTTGGTGCAGGTATAAATTCTGTAGCAGATACTGCTATTATACCTAACCCTAATGCAGTAAGTGTTGGATTCACTGGTGGTGGTTTAAGTACTTTGTCTAGCTCATTCGATCCTACTAACTTTGTAACTACACAAACTTATGGTCTAGCTCCAAAGAACACATCTATAACATTTCAATATCTTGTAGGTGGTGGTGCAAAAGCAAATGTATTATCAGGACAACTTACAGAAATAGTTTCATATACTGTGTCTGGTAATACTACGTATCAAAATACTATAGTTATAAATAATACAGAACCAGCCGCAGGTGGTGGAGATGGAGATTCTGTAGAAGAATTAAGATTTAATATAGCAGCAGAATTCCCAACACAACTTCGTGCTGTTACACAACAAGATTATTTAGCGAGAACTCTTTCTATGCCTGCTCAATATGGTAAAGTAAGTAAAGCGTACATAACAAAAGATGACGCTACTTTCAAGAACTATATGGATCAAGATCCAGGTCAGAGAGATCCTTTATCGATTAGTTTATACATTCTAGGATTAAACAGTCAAGGACAATTAGATGTTCCATCTCCAGCTATACTTCAAAATATACAAACGTATCTTAAAGATTATAGAATGTTGACAGACGCTATTAATATTAAGCCTGGATACATTATTAATATAGGTTGTGATTTTGAAATCATTATAAGACCAAACTATACTAGTCAAGATGTTATTGCTAGGTCAATATTAGCTCTTCAAGATTATTTTAATATAGACAACTGGCAGATTAACGAACCGATCATATTAGGAGACGTTTATACAATATTAGATCAAGTAGAAGGTGTTCAAACTGTAAAAAAAGTAAATATAGTAAATAAAACAGGTGAAGCAAATGGATATTCTAAGTATGCTTATGATATCTCAGCTGGCACATTAAATGGTGTAATATATCCTTCATTAGATCCTTCTATATTTGAAATAAAGTATTTAAATCAAGATATTCAAGGTCGCGTTGTAACATTATAAAAGTATAAAAATGGCCGTATATAAAATATTTGCATCTGCTGACGCTTCATTATACTCTAGTCAACCTGCTAGAAATACAGGTCTAGATGAAATATTAGAGGTAAGTGTAAAAAATAGCTCACAGCCTCTTAACTTCTTTGTTGATCCTGTACCATCTGAACCGTTATTACAAGACGATATTAGAAGGTCTGTTGTTTTATTTAATCAAACAGACTTGAATAAAATAAAAACATTTAGAACAGGTTCATGGCAGACAAATCTAAGACTATACTTAGCAAATGCAGAAAACTTAACTACAACATACACTTTAGAGGTAGCAGCCGTATCTTCTTCTTGGTCAATGGGAACAGGTAAATTAGCTGACAATCCACAAACAAGAAATGGTGTTTGCTGGTATAATACAGGATCGTTTACCTCAGCATCTAATAATTGGCCTAATGCATCGTACTATTTAACTCCTGGTGGAGGTAACTGGTTTGGTTCATTCGTAAGCCAATCTTTTGAATATAATGTAAATAAAGACTTAGATGTTAATGTTACACCTATAGTTAATTCCTGGTTTAGTGGGTCTAATAATGCCGGTTTTATAATTAAGCATCCACAAATTATAGAAAATAATTCAAACAGTTATATTGCTCTAAGTTTCTTCTCAGTAGATACTCATACAATATATCCTCCTACAATTGAAATGAAGTGGGATGACAGTTCATATTCTACAGGAAGTCTTAGTGTTATTAATAGTTCTAATACTGTAGTAACTCTAGCTAACAATACAAACGTATATAAATACGGAACAGACAAATATAAGTTTAGAATAAATGCTAGAGATCAATATCCAGTAAGAACATTCACTACAGCATCATTATATACTGTTAATAAAGCACTTCCACAAACTTCATATTGGGCAGTCCAAGATGCAAAAACAGAAGATATGGTAGTAAACTTTGATGACGTATATACAAAGATCAGTTGTGATGGTACTAGCAGTTATTTTAATATGTATATGAATGGTTTAGAACCAGAAAGATATTATAAAATACTTATCAAAACAGATTTGTCTGACGGTGAGTCTTATGAAATAGATAACAATCTCATTTTTAAAGTAGTTAGATAATGGCGAATATAGATCTTGTTAAAGAGATATATGGTATAAACACATATGCAAAAGCTGTCGATACTCAATTTGAAGAGTTATTACAACCTCAAGTTGTAGAAAC